AATATATAATGCCAAAATATAAAGTTTATATTAGTTTTGATCCACAAGTTATAACAGCAGAAAACGAAGATGAAGCTCAAGAAATTGCAGTTGATGGTGCTGACTTTGGATGGGCAGATATAGACGTACATGAAATAGAGGAGAAAAAATGACAATTAATAATAATGAATTAATATATGCAGTAAAAACTACATACGATTTTTTATCTGCAAGAGAAAAAGCTATTTACAATACTGGTTACAAAGCAGGTATGAAAGCTAATCAAAAACCTTTTAAATTTGTACCTACTATAGTTACAGATAGTAAAACTATTTTGTTTAAAACTATTGTAGAAAAAATATGTGAATTTTATAAAATTGGTAAAAAAGAATTGTTTAATAAATCAAGATTAAGCTATCTTGTATTACCAAGATCAATGGCAATTAATTTAGCTTACGAATTAACAGGTCATAGTTATCCAAAACTAGGATTACTTACAAATAGAGATCATACTTCTTTATTATATCATGTTAATTTAAGAGTTAATTGTAAAGGTATGTGGGAAAACATTAACAATCATACTGTTTTTTCTAAACTATCAAATGAACTATTAGACAGAACTAATTGATATTACAGAATTTTTAGCATCAAAGTAACTAGTCCCACTATTTGTTTAAGTCTAAAATAGCTAGACATGGCCTTAATAATTAAGCTCTAGCGATGCCGAGCCGAATGTGTACTCTTTTAATCCAGACTAGTTGTTGTTTATTAGGGTACGCACAACAGGAAGAACATATAGGAAACATTTACTATATTATACGGTAGAAAAGTGCGTATTGTCTTTTTATGTTGATTTGGTTTAATTTACAAAGGAAAACAAGTAATAACAATTCAAAACCATTAATTATCACTAGTGATAGTGACTTACAACCATTAATTATCGGAAATAAGTACATAAAACAAGTACTTTGTATAGGTAATATATACCTATTATTACTACCGATAACTTTTGGCATGTTTTTCCGTTCTGTATTTGTTCACAGTAAATCAGCATTATTTTCAATAACAAGAGTAAATAATGGAGGAATATTTGTCTAACGAAGCTTTAGGAGTATTTCACAATGCTTTAATACCACAATTTGTAACACAAAGAAAAAAACTAGGCATTTCACAATTAGAAATGGATGAAATCGTAGGAGTTGCCAAAGGGTTAGTTTCTAAGTGGGAATGTGGAGTACGAAAACCAAGTGGTTATCTGTTCTGTATATGGGCTGAAGCACTTGGAATGACAATAACATTACAACCAAAGGTGCAACATGACAATCAACCCAGATCTTAATCCTGGCGACATAACAAATGATGCAATTGTAAATGAAGTTATTAAAAAAATACTTGATCGACATATGCAGGGTATGGAAACTTTTGGTAAAACAATGGCTTCTAATGAAAGACCACTAGATCAATGGATAGCAGAAACAATTGAAGAAATGTTAGATGCTGTTCACTATTTAGTAAAAGCTAAAACACAAATAGATCAATTCAAAACTAAACAAAAAGAATTGGAAACTATTGTTTCTACTTTTAAAAATGAAACTTTTAAAGAAAGTGTTGATGTACCAGTTCAAGAAAAAATCTAACGTAGACTATTCTGCTCCTCACAATAGGCAGATGTATTTTAGGATGAGATTACTTAGGTTCTATAAAAATATAGAATTTGATGAAGACATTTATGATCGTACTGCAACCATGATCTTAAACGGAACTCTCCCCTATCGTCATGTAAATCAAATAGAAAAACTAAGGATTGAATATGAAAAAAAGAGAAAAGAAAAATATGAAAAACTCAAAAACAAAGGTGCAGCATCTATCGGATGTAAAGTTAGAGAAGTTGTTAATAGCTTTAGCAAAGCGATATAGCAACAGTTCTTTGGAGTCAGGTGTTCAACATTATTTTAAAATAGGAGGAAGCATATGAATAATAAATTTACTGAGCAGCAACAAAATAAAGTTATTGCTACTTGGGATTTGTGGTCCGAAAAAATTAAAAAAAATTCTAAAGTATGGGATGAGAAACAAGAGCTAATGATGGCTGTAATAGAAACAATGATAGAGAAAGGGTTACATGAAGAACGAGCAATTGATAAACGGAGAAAAATTCGATCGTAACACAGGTATAGGTGGATCGGATGCTACAAGAATATACGAAGGTGATTGGCATCAATTATGGTCTGAGAAAACTGGTAAAACTCAATACCCAGATTTGTCAGATGTGTTGCCAGTACAAATGGGCATACATACAGAGCCATTTAATATTATGTGGTTTGAGAAAAATACAGAAATGAAAGTTAAAGGTAACAACGATCATTTTGTTCATAAAGATTACGAACACTTATACTCACACCCAGATGGTGTTGTAGATGATGCTAATGCACTATTAGAATGCAAACATACTAATGCATTTAGTAATGCTAAGAAATGCTCTGATAAATACAAAGCACAGTTACAGCACAATATGATGGTCTGTGGTTATGATAAATTGTATGTGTCTGCGTTTTTTGGCAATCTTAAATGGGAGCTTATTGAAGTTACTGAAGACAAAGAGTTTCAAGAGCAACTGTTAAATGCTGAATTAGTATTCTGGCATTATGTGCAAACTAATAAAGAACCACCAGAGTTTATAGATTTCACTAACTTTAACAATAAGGAATACAATGAAGGTAGAACAATTATACCCATTCTCGCCAGGGCATAAGAAGGTAGATACTTCAATAAAAGCTGCTGAATCAATGATGGAGAAGGCAGAAACTATTAGAAATAAAGTTCTAAATGTTATTGCTAATAAAGGTAATTTTGGGGCTACTGCTGATGAAGTAGCTGAGTTGTTAAACTATAGTCCCTTTACAGTTAGACCAAGAGTGACGGAGTTATTCAAGCTTAATAAAATTGAACGTAAAGATAAACGTAAAAATCTAAGTAATAAAGCTGCATATGTATATGTGGTTTCTAACCAATAATAACAAAGGAATATGATGAGAACTGGTGAACAAAAAAACTATTACATCTGGGACAGAGCAAAAGCTACTGATCCTGCGTGGACAAAACCTTTTCCTAAGTTTGGAAAAACATTAACTACTATTGATCCTATGTCACAAGTTATGTGCATGACAGGATTGTTTGGCCCAGTTGGCAAAGGTTGGAGATTTAAAAATACTTTTACTTACACAGAGCAAAATGTGTTTGCAGAAGTTATTGTCCAATGGAAAGACAATGATACTTGGTATGCTTATGGCCCAATATCTAGTGTGTGTGCTTTGTATAAAAAAGCAGGTACGTTAGATGATGAAGCTTGTAAAAAAGCATCTACTGATGCGTTGACTAAAGCATTTAGTTACTTAGGTCTTAATGCCGATGTGTTTCTTGGTATGTTTGACAATAATAAATATGTTTCAGAAATGAAATCAAAATTCAGCTCTAATGGATCTGCTGATAATGTAAAAGTAATAGATCCAAAATCTATAAGGAAGGTTCAAAATGATTAACAAAGTTATTTTAGTAGGAAGATTAGGTGCTGATCCAGAGATCAAGCAAACTAAGAAAGGCGATGCGTTTGCAAATATGTCTATTGCTACTAACAAAAAAATGAAAGACGAAGAAAAAACAACTTGGCATAAAGTTGTAGTCTTTGATCCTAGATTAGCAGACATGGTTGGCAAGTATGTCAAAGCTGGTACACAACTTTACCTTGAAGGTGAAATTGAAACTAGAACTTATGAAGATTCTGGTGGTCAGAAAAGATATGTGACTGAAATTATTGTACCAAGATTTAGTGGTGTTATCAGAATGTTAAGCCCTAAAGGTGAAAACAAACCTGCTGCACCAGTTGCACCTGCTGCTTCGTCTAACGATGATGCTTGGGATCAACAGTTCTAAATATTAAAGAATTTAGGGAGGTTTCAAATCAGTTGTTCCTCCCTAAATAGGCGATACAGTAATCCTCTACATCAGAAATGATTAGTAAAGCACTAGAATTGTAAGATTTATCTTATTGGTTTGGATAGTACCACTTTAGCGAGTTTAAACTATCCTAATAAGTAGTGCTTAACTAAGACTATATTATTAAGGAGATGTTAAGCTAAGTTAATAGTCCAGAATATAGTATGAAAAAAAAGCTACAAACAAAATTTAGAAGGTTGCCATAATGTGTCGTCCCCTTCTAAATGCTAGTAGTTCATTACTAGCTTCCTGAGTAAGCAATGCAATTGATCTGTTAATATTCCTAACTGCAGAGAGGGGTATATAAGAAGACAACGGATATGGGAATAACCTTCAGTCGTTGACAGTTGTATTTGCTTACTTTTTTTTATCGAAATAATTAATGACATTGGTGTGCTTTGGCGAGTTGACCTTTAGTCCGTCTTCACCAAACAATTCTTCAAATACTTCATCTTGTCCACCAAAATAAACATTAAAAGGATCAGCATCATCTATAACTCTTTGAGATTTTTTAACAGCATATTCAATGCCCATTCTTTTACAAATAAGATTAATTTGTTTTCTAAGATATTGAATTTCTTCAACAGCTTCGTATAATTTTCTGTATTCATAATTACTCATAAGTGCGTTTTATATAATCACAATAACCCCTACTCTGTCAACATG